GGCCCGTTTACGTTTTCGCCAACGCAGAGACGTGCGGCGACGCTGCGCTGGTTTGCCACGCACGCGCGCCCGGCGCAGAGACCGCCGGCCGGCGAGTGGCGCATTTGGCTGCTGTTGGCGGGGCGCGGGTACGGCAAGACGCGCGTCTTGGTGGAGTGGGCAAAGGAGCAGGCGCACAAAATGCCCGGCAGCCGCGGCGCGATTGTGGCGGCGACTGCCGCGGATACGCGTGACGTGTTGGCGGAAGGGCCGGCGGGCTTCATCGCCACCAGCCCGCCTGATGACGTGCCGCTGTATGAGCCGTCCAAGCGCCGTATTACCTGGGCCAATGGTTCGCAGGCGACGCTCTATAGCGCCGATGAACCGAACCGGCTGCGCGGCCCGCAACACCATTGGGCGGTGTGCGACGAATTCGCGACGTGGCGCTACCCGGAAACTCTGGACATGCTCATGTTCGGTTTGCGGCTAGGACAAGACCCCCGCGTGGTCATCGCTACCACGCCGCGGCCTACAAAGGAAGTCAAGGCGCTGTTGGCGCAGCCGGGTTTGGTCGTCACGCGCGGCACGACCTACGAAAATCTGGACAACCTCGCGCCCGCCTTCCGCGAGCAGATTATCGCCCGCTATGAGGGCACGCGTTTAGGCCGCCAAGAACTGAACGCCGAACTGTTGGAGGATGTAGAGGGCGCGCTGTGGCAGCGGTCATGGATTGACCAAGACCGCGTGCGGCAAACCCCGGCACTGACGACTGTTGTCGTGGGCGTTGATCCCAAAGCCAGCAAGGTGGCCGACAGCGAGACCGGTATTGTTGTGGCGGGGCTTGGCGTAGATGGGCACGGCTACGTGTTGGCGGATTACTCGCTGAACGGGTCGCCGGAACAGTGGGCGGCGAAAGTGGCAATGGCTTACCAGGCGCATGAGGCGAACTTTGTGGTAGTCGAGAAGAACAATGGCGGAGACATGCTGCGGAGCGTGCTACGGGCGACCGGCGTCAACTTGCCCGTCAAATTGGTGTGGGCTAGTCGCGGCAAGCAGACACGCGCCGAGCCGGTGGTCGCGCTCTATGAGCAGCATCGCATTCACCACGTGGGCGCATTGCCTGGGTTGGAGGACCAATTGGTTTCTTGGGTTCCCGCAGAGGGTGACAGCCCGGATCGGCTGGATGCGTTGGTGTGGGCGTGTACGAGTTTGCTGGTCAAGCGTCGGCAACATGAGGGCGGGAGTTATCAGGGCTAAACATGACGACAGACGTAGAACTCGCGTACGCGTATCTAGCCGGCAAACAAGAGCGATACGACCTCCTTTGGAGTTACTTCGAGGGTCAACACCCGCTTGTCTACAACGCGTCGAAGTTGCGGGAAATCTTCAAAAACATCGACGCCACGTTCAACGAGAACTGGTCATCGGTCGTCGTCAACACGGTCTTGGATCGCATTGCCATTGAACGTTTCCAGGTGGGCGACGGTACGGACACGACGCAGGGCGACGCGCTGCTAGACCTGTGGCGCAGTACCGGGCTAGACCTGGACAGCTACGACGCGCACCTATGCGCGCTGGTCACGGGCGAGGCGTTCATCGTGTGCGGCGAGGACGCGGACACGGGCGAAGTCCAAGCCTATTTCAACGACTCGCGCCTGTGTCATATGATTTACGAAGATGCCAATCCGCGTAAGCCGCGCTTTGCCGCCAAGTGGTGGGAGGAACTCGACCCCAGCGCTACCGGCGCACAGGCCAAATATGTCACGCGTCTGACGCTGTACTATCCCGACCGCTTCGAGTATTACACGGCTAGGGGACAGCGGGCGGAGATCAACGCGGCAAGCGCGTTCCAGCCGCGCCTAGAAGGCAACCGTCCGCCGACCGCGTCTAACCCTTACGGCGAGATTCCCGTCTACCACATTCGCCGCGAACAGCGCGCCATTGTCAGCGAACTCGCAGATGTGATTGCGCCGCAAGCGCAACTCAACAAAATCCTAGCCGACATGATGATTGCGGCCGAGTTCGGCGCTTACAAGCAACGCTACATCATCAGTCAAATGGTGGGCGGCAAGTTCAAGAACGCGCCCAACGAAATATGGGCTGTTCCTGCCGGGGACGGCGATGGGCAGGCGACCAGCGTAGGCGAGTTTAGCGCCACGGAGTTGAGCAACTACCTGGCCGCCATCGAACGCAGCGCGGGCGTCATCGCCACCATCGCGGGCATCCCCAAGACGCTGTTGTTTGCCCAGGGCGACATACCCAGCGGCGCAAGTCTGCGGGCGTTGGAAGCGCCGCTAGTGCGTAAGGCGGAACGCTACGCCGGCAGGTGGGAAGTGCCGTGGCGCAAGGTACTGCGCTGGCTCATGGCGCAGGCCGGAATGGGCGACGTGCCGACCACCGACATAGACGTTATCTGGAGTGAACCCGCCACGACGCAGCCGGAGACGGACGCCGTGACTGTCAAGACGTTGGTCGAGGCGGGCGTGCCGTTGCGGACGGCGCTAAGAAGGCAGGGGTGGAGCGACGCCGAGCTAGACCAGATGCAACAGGACAAGGAGGACGAGGACGCGGCGGGCGCTGACCTGGCGACGGCATACCTGGCCGCGGCGGAAGCGAACGCCAACCGGCAGGCGGCCAACGCGCCGGCGCAGCCTATGGGGGCGAATCCTGTAGCCATGAACGGAGCGACAGCCAATGCCGCCTGAGGTCGTCGCGCAGAGTGAGCAGTTCAGGATGCAACTGGACGCGCACGACGCGTCGCAGGCCACGCGCATGGCGCGCGCATGGGGCGACGCGACGCGCAGTTTGGAGGGCGAGTACGAACGAGTGGTACAGGAGATAGGCGACCTGCGGGCGCGCGGCCTGCCGGTGTCCAGGTGGCATATTACGAGGATGGAAAGGTATCAGAGTTTATTGCGCCAGATTGACGCCAAGCAGCGCGAGTTAGCGCCCGTCATGGTGGACGAAATTGGCTCGGCGCAGGCGACGCTGGCACGGCTCGGCTTGGAGCATAGCCAGGCGGCGCTCGACTTTATCTCGCCCGGCATCGTTGGCCAGTTCGACCGGCTGCCCTACAGCGCGGTCTCAAACATGGTTGGCACGACGGCGGGCGGGCCGGTGGGCAGGCTGCTACGCGAGTCGTGGGGCGCAAACGCCGGCGCCGTGGGCGACGCGCTGGTGCGCGGCACGGCGTTGGGCTGGCATCCGACCAGGACGGCGGCGGCCATGCGCCAGGCGGCGGACATGAACCTGACGCGGGCGATTACGATTGCGCGGACGGAACAACTCAGGGTGTACAGGGCGGCTACGCAGATGCAATACAAGGCCGCGGGCATGGGCGGCTATCGTCGTGTGGCGTCGAAGTCAATCCGGACGTGCCTCGCGTGTTTGATGCAGGACGGCCAATGGTTCTCGATTGACGTGCCATTTCAGGAGCATGTTACGGGCCGCTGTACCATGATTCCGGCGAAAGACCCCAAAGCGAACCCGGTGACGTGGGAGACGGGCGACACGTGGTTCCGCAGGCAGGACGCCGCGACGCAACGCAGCATGATGGGGCCGGGCAAATTCGCGGCATGGCAAAATGGGCGCTTTGGGTTAGCCGACCTGCCCGTCTTGGTGGAAAGTGACGTTTGGGGCGGCGCGTGGCAAGTACAATCTTTGCAGGCATTGACAGCATAGGAGGAACGATGGCACGCATGAAACGGGTGGACGTACCTGACGATTACAAGCCGCATCCCCGTCCGGCGGTGCAGGTAGACGCTACGGCCACCGCTGAGGCAGAGAAGGCCGCCGCGCCACCTGTGCCGACGGGCTACGTGTCGCGCACGATTACATGGCCCGCGGCGTACTGGGAAACTTTCGACCGCCAGGCGCATCGCGGCGGGCTGTCGGTCTCGAAGTGGTTGGAAAAACTGCTTGCGCATATGGCGCGTGAATAGGGGAGGAAGGTGACAACAGACGAATTGATTCAGGCCCTACGCCAGGCTGATCCAACGGGGCAAATGCTCGTTGTCAGACTGGATGATTTTGGTTATACCGACAAAATCACCGTGACCCGGCAAGCTTTGCTGTTCGACGATAATCTCGACCTTTACCGCGAGCCATATTTCGACGATGACCAATCCGCGGCGATTGATGCGGTGGTGCTTTGAGGTGCAATTTCGATGAGCGAGGAACGCGCCCCCTATAATACTGGTCATCATAGTGCTATACTGGAGGTGCAGCGGCCCTTGCACACGCGCAACCTGGACGAACTTGAGCGCGAGTTGACGCAGCTGGAACGCATGTTGACGCCGCTGTTGAACCAGGTGCGCCAGATGCTTGGCAAGGAGCCGAAGGAGTAAGGATGTTTACGATCAGCATTTCTAGCGATGACTCATTAAGTCTGACTCATGTCCTCACCCTTGCCGATGTTGCGCTGAACAGCGGGGGGGGGGAGACGAACCATAATGAGTTGGGGACGACAATCGAATTGATTACTCCTGCCACACGGTGGTATTTGGGACAACTGACCACCGTGATTCCCGACATTATCGAGGATGGGCAAGAATTGCAGCCATTGATTGCACTTCTTGAGCGTGCTGCAGAAGACATCAAGAAAATGGCGGCGGCGATTTCCAGGAAGTAAATTAGGCGGCATGGGACGTACCAATTGCATAATGCAGCCCCACTTGGCGCAAGCCAACCGCGGCGACACTGGCAAG